AATTCGGTTGAACGCTATATGCACGTGCGGATGCTCCTTGTCGAAGTGGCGCACGATGAGTATCTGCGTGTCGGTTATCCCCATTTCCTTCAGATATTCCAACGCTATTCCAGCCATTGCGCGGTCGGTCAGGCGGCGTTCATCTTCCTTATGAAAAGCCAACGAAATGTGTCCGACGGATTTAGTAACCTTTGGATTCATCTTCGATTGTGCCTCGAAGCTCATGGCTATCGTGTCCCTATCCTCGGCAAACAGACCGTCACAGAAAAGGATTTTAGCGTCCTTTCCCTTGTCAAGAATGTAGTTTACCACACCCCTGAAACTGCTTCCTTTGACAATTTTAGCTATCATATCCGGTTGTCATAAGAGGATTAAATTCAGCAATTCCTCGATGCGTGCCACGAGCACACGGCACTCCATCCCTACCGTGACGAAGCCAGCGGCGTTCGCCTTGTGCGCAAGCTGGTTCAGGTTGTTCGCCATGCCGCAGAGTTGGCGGACGTAACCAGTATGTTCCGGCGTGAGCCGTTCCTTCACCTGCCCGTCCCTCATGCAACGGCGCAGGAACTCCCCGGCGGATATGCCCGCACTCCGTGCCTTGCCTTTCAGCGTGTAGTAGTCCGATGTCGCCATCTTCACCGTGAGGCGGTATTTCAGCTTATCTGCCGCTCCCTTCTTGGGGCGACCTCCCTTGTTTCTTCTTACTGTTTTTTGCTTATGCTCCATACGTTTGTTATTGTTTATAATACAGATACCCATTAGACCAACGGGATGCAGCTCTCCACGGAGTTCATGAGTGGGAGCAGGCGGTTTCGGTATGCCCGAAACACAAACTTGCTCCCCTCAAAACTCCGTGGGATGGATTCAGAGTAACTCCCAACTATGTCCCGTCAGTCCGCCTCTTAATTCTCAGAGTTTACGCCATGCCTCGATGTCTTCACCATAGGTGGCAAGATGCTGCCGGGCGATGTTTTCCACCAGTCCCGACACGCTCATCTTGCGTTCACCGAACATGCGGACGATGCGGTCGAGGGCATCGCGTGTGCTGCGGCTGAGGAACACGGGCTTGCGGTCTTCGATGGACGGAACGGGGAGGAAGGTCTCCTTGTATTCCTCCAACGATGCCCGGCGTTGCTTGCCGCTGATGCGGCGTACCACCTGAGGAGTTTCATCCGCCTGTTCAGGCGTAGGCTCATTAGCTGTTTCCTGTACAGCCCCACTTGCCTGCTCTTGCGTATCGGCAGGTTGCGGTTCTGACTTCGAGGTTTCCTTACTTGACAGGTTTCCCAAAAAGGTTTGCAATGTTGCATCCATTGCCTGACTGCTTACGTTCTTTTTCATACTTGTTTGAATTAAATGTTTAACAATAGTGGTCACAATGCGCACGTTAGACCGATTATCGACCGCAAAGGAAGCAGATACATTACAGGCTGTCAAACGATTGGGTTCGGTGTGGCAACATTGTATGGATTTGCATTATACGCATTAGGCCTGCGGTGGATATTGCACCGATTCGCCATCAGGATAAGTCCGTAAGGGATGTGGCATCAGTCCGGATGTCATGTAGGATAAGGTCGGACTTGATGTAGGATGAAGTCCGGAGTGACATTGGTTGCCCTGATAGCCGCTTAGAGATTTGAAGAACGCCAGAGGCTACCAGACCGACGCCAAATGCTGCCACGCAGGTACGAAGTGATTGGATTATGCCGGGTTTCGCTTTCCTTTGCATCACGGACGCTTGGAATAGCCATTACAGGTCGGCGAACAACGCCATTCCCTGCCACTTGCTGCCACAAGCTGCCGCCTCATTGCAAAGCCATTGTTTAATGCAGACACTGGTTTTACTTTGCAGGCGAAACGGATTATTAACGCAAAAAAGAATATATACAATGAACGTAGTGATTATCTCGAAAGAAAAGTATGAGGAAATGGTCGGCAAGCTCAACCTATTGTCCGACCGGGTGAATGAAATCATCGGCAAGCACGAAAAAGCAAAGCTCAGCCGTTGGATGGACAATCAAGACGTCTGCCAGCAGTTGCGCATCAGCCCCCGCACCTTGCAGACGCTCCGCGACAACGGAACGCTGGCTTACTCCCAGATTGGGCATAAGATTTTCTACAAACCGGAGGACGTGCAGCGCATTGTCCGGCTCGTGGAGGACAAGCGCAAGGATGCCGCATGGCGTGGCAGGACAATTTAAAAAGTAGAGTTTAATGTACCACTAAATCCACTGTAAATACTGCAATTTATGAATGAGTTGATTTTTGCCGACCAAGAATTGGAAGTCGGCTTCATCGGAAAGCTGGATGCCCTGCTTGAAGGCATCGAAAGAATTGGCGGAAACCACAAGACTTCGCCAAGTAAAGAACAGTTCCTGACGGACAAGGAGGTCTCGGCATGGCTCAAGGTGAGCCGCCGCACTTTGCAAGACTACCGCAACAACGGGATGATTGCCTACTACCAGTTGGGCGGCAAAATTCTGTACAAGGAATCTGACATTGAAAGGATGGTGATGAGCGGATATCGGAACGCCTATCGCTTGGAAACGTGATTTGACACGTGCGAAAACAGAGCAAGCCGATGGCGGCAGGATAACTGCCCGACCATCGGCTTGCTCTGTTTATAGAATGGTCGTTTCGCTTACTTTACCCTAACACGTGCATCGTGGATGGGTATCGGACAGCGAAAAGAACAAATAGACGGAGTCTTCTCTTTTGGCTGAACAGAGCTTGTCCATGATGAACCGCCTAAAAACCATACACTCCTTAGTCCGCAGCCTGAAGGCTATGGCTATTACCATTTCAAGGCTGTACACGTCATAGCAAATCCTGCCGTCATGTTTGACATGACGCATGGTTTCTCCTTCCAACAATTCCATGTTCTTGTAAATTGCACATACAGCCTTGCGGATGTCGCAGCCGAATACATTGAACGCATCGGACATTTCCTGCTGTGTCATCCAAACGGGAACAATCGGAATAGTGACTGCCCCATTTTCACTGATGGTAATAATTCCCCTGTCCATAATGTATGTTTTTAATGTTTTCCTTATCCTTGTTCCATTCAGGCATACGGAATTTGGTTCCGATGCGTTTGGTCAGTTTCTTCATGTCCTCGTCCACTTTCTGATGGGTCAAACGGGCATAGATTTGCGTGGTGCTCATGTTCTTATGTCCCATCATCTGGCATACGGTTTCCAACGGAACCCCCTGAGAAAGAGTGATAAGGGTCCCGAAATTATGCCTTGCCATATGGTAGGTAAGCCGACGCTCTATGCCACAAAGCTTGGCCAGTTTCGGCATGTTGTTGGTCAGAGCGGAACGGCAGGGCATATTGAAAAGTCTATCGCTTTTCCGTTCACACTCGTATTTTTCCATGATGCCCCTTGGAACATCAAGGAGAAGTATATTACACTCGCTTTTTGTCTTTTGACGTTTGAACCTTATCCAAAGATTTCCTTGGCTGTCCGTGTCCAAATTGGAAATATTCAGACTACACATATCCGCATATGCGATGCCAGTGAACGTGCTAAAGACAAACAGGTCGCGGACAAAACACAGGAACTTTTCCCGGATAGGCGTATTCATCAACCTCTGCAGTTCGTCTGTGGTCAGATGGCGGTGCTTCCTCAATGCCTTTTCAGGCGAGAACGAAGCGAAGGGATTGTATTGGATTGTACCTTGTGCCATTGCTGTCCTTGTCGTTGTTTTCAACATGATGATGTGGTTCTCTATGGTCATGCCTGAAAATCCCTTTTCCACACGCAAGTATTTGTCGTACTTTTCGATGAACGCATAATCCAATTGTTTGAGTGGGATGTCCTCAATGCCATAATGCTCACGGATAAAATTCTGTAGATTGCAATAAGATGTCTTATGGCTTCTCAGGGTGCTTGGAGCACGGTTAATCCCCACACGTTTGGCAAAGTCCTCCATATACTCACGATATAGCTCCAACAACTTCCGCTTGTGTTGCCCGATGCCGTTCACGGCATTCTTTACAAGCTCCGCTGTGATATACCCCTGTTCGTCAAGGATTTCTTTGTAATAGCGGCGTATGTCCTCTTCAAGCCTGTCTATCCTGGCATTGGTCTCTTTGGCGGTGCGGCTTTTGCCTGTCAGACGGTATGCCTTTGCATCCCACAAGTCAGGCTGAACTTCCATTTTCGTGGAGAACTGCGCGACCTCGGTGTTGATGGAAATCCTGCCCATAAGAGAACACAGGCCGTTTTTCTTCACCTTTTGTCGGTTGATATAAAACAATACTGCGAAAGTATTGTAAGTGGTCTTTCTTTCCTGTCTCATGGTCTCATCCTTTTGGTACGTTTGATTTGGGGCGTTGAAATAACAACTTCCGCCCTTTCATTGTCTGTCAACTCGAACTTGTTACCGATACGTTCTTGCAACCTGCCCATATCCTCGCTTACCTTGTCGTTGGTAAGATGCGCATAAATTTGTGTTGCCCTCCAGTCGCGATGACCCATCAATTCGCGCACCGTGTCAAGCGGAACGCCCTGAGAAAGAGTGATTACCGAGGCATAGGTATGCCTTAAGCAATGCAAAATTTAAACAAAAGCAACGGAAAGTGAAGATGAGAGAAATGAACTGCAAGTGGTTGAGAATGAGCAATATTTCATAATTCTGCCAATTGGCTGCAAAGCAAAACCGAGCAGGATATTGAGTTATTTCAGTTACCAAACCGTTAGCGGTCAGTTACCGAAACCAACACTGCTAACGAGGTGAAAAACAAATAGTTTGTCACCAGTGTTTGTTGCACAGTTCTGCACAACTTTCAATGACGGAGAATGCTTACTGATTGATTATTTTTGCAAACTAAAAAAGTAAGCAGATGAAAGTTGAAAAATTCAAGGTGTTGCTCTACCTTAAAAAGAGCGGATTGGACAAGAACGGTAAGGCTCCCATCATGGGACGCATCTCCCTCAACCGAACAATGGCGCAGTTCGGTTGCAAGTTGTCATGTACGCCAAAGTTATGGAATCCACGTGAGAGCAGACTTGACGGCAAGAGCAAGGAGGCTGTGGAAGTGAACGCCAAGATTGACAAGCTGTTGCTGGCAATAAACTCAGCCTACGAGTCACTTGTGGAGCGCAAGACGGATTTTGACGCAAAGGCGATAAAGGATCTGTTTCAATGCAGTGCAGACACTCAGATGACCTTGTTGAAGCAGCTTGACGCCATCATTGCGGACATTGAGTCAAGAATCGGCATCGACTACAAGAAAGGCACGCTCCCAAACTACCAGTACACTCGCCTGACATTGGGATTGTTCGTCAAGAAGCGTTATGGAACTGACGATGTGGCATTCGGTGAGCTTGACGAGCAGTTTATCCGTGAGTACATGGATTTTTGCTTGGACCAGAGAGGTCTTGCACTTGATACAGTCCGCCACTATCTCGCCATCTTGAAGAAGACCTGCCGAATAGCTTTCAAGGCAGGACACTCCGAGCGTTATCATTTTATGCACTTCAAGCTACCTCAAAAGAAAGAGAATCCACCAAAGGCATTGACACGTGAGGACTTCCTGAAAATTCGTGACCTCGAAATACCAGAGCGAAGAAAATCGTTGGCTTTGACCCGTGACCTTTTTCTTTTCGCCTGCTATACAGGCACGGCTTATGCCGATACTGTTTCCATCACGGAAGAAAACCTCTTTCGTGATGAGGAGGGTAGCCTTTGGCTGAAATACCACAGAAAGAAGAACAAGATGCTTGCACGTGTGAAGTTACTGCCAGAGGCGCTTGCCATGTTGGAGAAATACAAAGACCCGACAAGACCTACTCTTTTACCGCCACAGGAATTTCGAGTGCTGAGAGGTAACATGAAAAGTCTCCGAGTACTATCTGGCATAAGTATGGATTTGGTCTATCATGTTGGACGGCACAGTTTCGCATCGCTCGTTACGCTCGAAGAAGGTGTTCCGATAGAGACTATCAGCAGAATGCTTGGTCACAACAACATTCAGACCACGCAAATCTATGCACGTGTCACCCCGAAAAAGCTATTTGAGGATATGGACAAGTTCATCGAAGCCAACAAGGACTTCAAGTTTGTCCTGTAATATTATCACAAAATAAGAAAGGAACATAACAATGAGAAGTACATACAAGCAGTTTTATTATATCAACCGTGGCAGAGTAAAGGCAGACGGAACCACATCTATATTTTGCCGTATCACGATTGACGGCAAAGTGTCAGCCATAGCAACTGGTCTTTACTGTGCTCCCGAAGAATGGGACACGAAAAAAGGTGAAGCCAAGAATGCAAGAGTGAACGGACAACTGCAAGCGTTCAGACTAAGAATTGACGAAGCCTACGAGCAGGCAACAAAGGAAAAGGGCATCGTTACCGCCGAGATTCTGAAGAATGTTATTGTTGATGCAAATACTATCCCGATGACATTGCTTGCCACTGGCGAGGAGGAGCGTGAACGCCTTAGGCTGCGCTCCATCCGTATTAACTCAACATCTTCTTATCGCCAATCTAAGACATCGCAGCTCAACTTGCGAGAGTTCATCGGGTTACGAGGAATGAATGACATTGCATTTGAAGATTTGACTGAGGAATTTGGCAAATCTTATAAGTTGTTCTTGATTGGCAAAGGGTATAGTGCATCCAATACGAACCATAATCTTTGTTGGTTGCAACGCTTGGTTTATATCGCTGTTGACAGAGGTCTGCTGAAATTCAATCCATTGGAAGATGTCGGATATGAAAAGACAGGCTCACCAAAACGTAGACATATATCCAGAAATGACTTGCTGCTCATTATGGAGACTCCTATGGAGGATAAGGCTTTGGAGTTGGCACGAAGAATGTTTGTTTTCTCCAGCCTTACAGGTTTGGCTTATGTCGATTTACGTAACCTGTATCCACACCATATCGGGATGACGGCAGACGGTAGAAAATACATCCGTGAGAAAAGAGCAAAGACCAACAACGAAGCGTTCATTCCCTTGCATCCGATAGCTGAACAAATAATGTCGCTATACAATACAGCGGATGATAGCAAACCTGTTTTCCCTCTTTCTTCACGTGATTCCATGTGGTTTGAATTTCATTCACTCGGTGTGGCTTTGGGTATCAATGAGAACCTTACCGCACACGTTGCAAGACATACATTCGGAGTAAACATGGTTACTTCGGGCATATCAATGGAAAGCATCGCCAAGATGATGGGGCATTCCAACCTGCGAAGCACCCAGGTCTATGCCGTCATCACCGATTACAAGATATCCAAGGACATGGACAAGCTGATGCAGCGCAGAGAAACAAAAGAAACTGACCAAAAGAGAAATAAGGAGGACGAAAAATGAACAGAGGAGTTATAACTATCAGCGAGAGCGGAACGGTATCCATGCCGACCGATACTGTATGGATGACCA